TTCTGATGAATACGGCTTTGAATGTGCTGACCAAGGATACCCGTGTAACGTAACCCATTGGATGCCACTTCCTAAACCACCAAAGGAGGTCTGATACATGGCAACACCCCCGAAGCGTGGTCGTGGCAGACCACCACTGACCGAAGCTGAAAAGAAGAAGCGTGAGAAGCGAGCGCAAAAGGCAAAGGAAGAAGCCGCCGCCAAGCGTGAAAAAGAGCGGGAAAAGAAACACCAGCAGATGCTCAATAAGAAAAAGAGCATCCGTTCACAGGTCAGTAAGAAGCTGAAAGAACAGCAGGAGTTGGCTATCACGAGGTCTAAGATGCTAAATACAGGCGATTTACAGTCGAGAATCGGTGACGAGGAAGATAAAAAGGTAATCGGCATGATTGCCGCAAAGTACTTTGGCGACTTGCCTGAAGTGGACATGAACAATCCAATCGAAGTGCAGCAGCGGCTTGATTTCTTCTTTGACGCTTGCATTGAAGCTAAAATCTCCCCTGTGCTTGAATGGATTGCCCTTGTGCTTGGTATCAAATGGGTCAGTTTGAAGCAGATTATGAACGGCGAACGCAGGGACGACAGCTTGCAGCAGAAAGCAATCTTGAAGCTGATTCTGCAAATGCAGTCTATGTGGGCGTACAACGGTCTGTACGGCCAGGAGAATCCTGCCGAGTGGATTTTCCGGGCAAAGAACTACTTTGGTATGCGTGACAGCGTGGAAGTCGCTGTGGCTGCACCTGTACAGCCGTTGGGCGATGCACAGAGCGCAGAGCAGTTGGCGC